AGCAAAACTCTAAAAGCAGGTTCTCGCGGTTCAGCGCCAAAGCCGAAGACTGCCGCGCAGGAAGCGCAACAGCGCCTACAGAAGTCTGGCCGCGTGCAAGATGCAGCGGCTGCAATTAAAGCCTTGCTATAATGGAGAAGAAATATGGCAATAGTAGCAAACACCTTTACGTCATTTGACGCCAAAGGTATCCGCGACGATCTCGCAAATGTAATTGCGAATATCTCGCCCGACGAGGTGCCTCTGCAAAGTAATATCGGCTCAGAGAGCGTTTCAAACACGTTTTTCGAGTGGCAAACTGACTCGCTTGCGGCTGTCGATAAGACGGCGGTCATTGATGGCGACGACGTAACGTCATTTGATAGCACAGCCGCAACGGTTCGTATTGGTAACTATACGCACATTTCACGTCGTACATTGATTGTTGCAGACAACTTGAATGCACAAGATTTGGCCGGAAGAAATGACGAGAAAGCATACCAGATGGCCAAGCGGGGCCGCGAGTTAAAGCGCGATATCGAAGCAGTTTTAACTGACAATAACGCACGGGCCGCCGGAAACTCATCTACAGCTCGCGAGACTGCTGGCTTGGGTGCGTGGATTGCGACCAACACCAACAAAGCTGGTGACGGTACAGACCCAACTGCCAACGACGGCTCAGACGCTCGTAACGACGGTACGCAACGCGATTTGACCGAGGCTATGGTCAAGGACGTGATGCAGCAGGCGTTTACGTCTGGCGGCAACCCATCAATCCTGATGGTTGGCCCACACAACAAAACCGTTGTGTCAGGCTTTGCCGGTATTGCTGCTCAGCGTTACATGGCTCCGAGCGACAGCCCGACCACAATTATCGGTGCTGCTGACGTGTATATGTCAGATTTTGGTACACTTCAGGTTGTGCCAAACCGCTTCCAGCGTGAGCGTGACGCGTGGTTGCTCGACCCAGAATATGCATCAGTATGCTATCTGCGTCCGATCAATTCAGTGGATCTTGCAAAAACTGGTGACGCTGACAAAGCCATGATGCTTGCAGAGTATGGCCTGAAAGTGTCAAACGAAGCGGCGCATGGCGGCGTGTTCGATTTGAACGTATCATAAAATTGGAGGGGCGGCGTTTAGGCGTCGCCCCACTATCACAGGAGGCAGCATGAAAAGATTATTCAGCCGCGACGTAGACACGGGTATCACCAAATACTGGCACGTCACCGGCAAGGGCGAATATGTGGTGGAAACTGTACAAGATACCCAGCATATCGCGGAAAGCAACAAGCGAGCTTATAATAACGTTGACGGCAAATTTGGCGACATGCCGAAGGTGGCGTCGATCCCGCTTTCAGTGTATTATCAGCTCAAGAGCCAAGGCATTGCGGATGACCCTAAGCGTCTGAAGAAATGGCTGAACGACAGAGATAACCGCGTTTTTCGGACAAGAGCCGGAACGCTTTAAGGATAGCAGATGGCACTGACAACATATGCGGAGCTTAAAACGAACGTGGCGGACTTCTTAAACCGCACCGATTTAACGAGCGCCATTCCGACGTTTATTTCGCTGGCCGAGGCTGACTTCAACCGCAAGATACGGCACTGGCGTATGGAAAAGCGTTCGACCGCTGTCATCGATAATCAGTACACGTCTCCACCGGCAGATTTCTTGGAGCCGATTAGGCTTAGCATGTTAAGCGAAAACACCAGCCGCTTGGAGCCTATCAGCCAGTCGCAGATGATGGAGCAGCGCCAGCTTGGCCAAAACACCAGCGGCACGCCGCGTTTCTACGCGATCACCGACGGATCGATAGAGGTGTACCCAAATCCAAACTCTGACACGCTAACGCTTGAAATGGTTTACTACGGTAGGCCGACCGCGCTGAGCGACGTCAACACAAGCAACTGGCTTCTGACGTATTATCCAGATGCGTATTTATATGGCGCGTTGGTTCACAGCGCGCCTTACCTTGCCGACGACAGTCGCATACAAGTTTGGGCGTCATTGCTGAATAATGCCATCAGTGGTATAAATTCAGACAATGAAAGCGCAAAATATGGCGGCGTTGGCCTCAAGATGAAAGCTAGGAGTTACTAATGGCAACCTTGAACGATAGGGTACTAGACAACGGTCTAACCGTTTTGGACACGGAGGCCAACCGCGTTGATATTTGTTCGCAGGAGCCAACATCATATGCAGAAGCGACAAGCACATATACGCTTGGAAACACAACCAGCATAAGCATATCAGCCCCTGCCGATGCCTCGCCAAACGGGCGCAAGGTTACTCTGGCGGCTGTAAGTGACGCATCTGTGACAGGCACCGGCACGGCTACGCATTATGCCATATCAGATACTGGCAACAGTCGCCTACTGGCAACTGGTTCGCTTTCGGCATCTCAGGTGGTTACATCTGGCAACACATTTTCATTAACGGCATCTGACATCCGCATCCCAGATCCAGCGTAAGGTATAGACATGGTTGTACTGACAAACAGAGCTAAGGTGGCAACCAGTACAACTGGCACTGGCACCATTACACTTGGCGCAGCAAGGAATGGCTACCAGACATTTGCCGAGTCTGGTGTGTCAGATGGTGACGTTGTAAGATACGCTATTGAAGACGGCGATGAATTTGAAATTGGCACCGGTACATATACGGCAAGCGGCACAACCTTAACTAGAACCGTTACAGAGAGTAGCAATTCAAATTCTGCTATTAATCTAAGCGGTAATAATAATGTGTCTGTATTTATTGCAGTGACAAAAGATGACTTTATTAACGCTAGTGAAGTTACAAATGTAGCACAGGTTAAAGCCTTCGATAGCAGCGATTATGCTACTGCCGCTCAAGGCACTACTGCTGATAATGCTTTACCAAAAGCTGGCGGAACTATGACGGGTGCGATTACGTTTGCAGCAGGTCAGGCGTTTGATGGCCGTGACGTATCTGCTGACGGCACAAAGCTGGATGGTATTGAGGCAGGTGCAGATGTCACTGACACAGCAAATGTTACGGCTGCTGGCGCGCTTATGGATAGCGAGCTTACTAATGAAGCTGCGGTAAAAGCTATCAATCAGGGTTTAACAACAACATCAGATGTTACATTTAATGATGTTATTGTTTCTGGTGATCTTACTGTTTCAGGGACAACTACCTCAATAAACACTGAAACAGTTAATATTGCTGACAATCAGATTGTATTAAACTCAAATTTCACTGGCCCTACGCCAACAGAAAATGGCGGCATTGAGATTGAGCGTGGTAGTCTTTTAGCAAACGCAACCTTAACTTGGGATGAGGCAAATGATCGGTGGACTGTAGGTTCTGCTCCTTTTGTTGCTGGCTCTTTTGTTGGGGATGGTAGTAGTGTAACGAATGTTGCTGCGGCCTCAGTAAATGTCACTGAAAGCGCTGATGATAATGCTCTTTATAACATATTGTTTAGTGACACTGATGGCTCTGGCAATGTGCAAATGACGCCAACTCAAGACGATGGTGGATTAGTATTTAATCCTTCATCTAATACTTTATTTGTTAATAATTTTAGTGCTTCTGAAATAGAAACTCTGTCTATTGAGAGCGGCAATAACAGTAATACAAATATTCAATTATCTAATCTTTTTATAAAATTCGCTGTAAATGGTGAAACCTTTATTAAGTTGGTTGAAGGATCTACTGATTATGTAGAAGTATCAAAAAATTTATATTTAATTAATAATACCAAGCTGGTTTTTGAAGGCTCAACATCTGATGATTTTGAAACAACCTTATATGTTGTTGACCCTACTGCTGACCGTACAATTACATTGCCAGATGCAACAGGTACAGTTGCTTTAGACGATGTAGCGACTACCTCTGATAATGGGCTTATGTCATCGTCTGATAAGACAAAGCTGGATGGTGTAGAAAGCGGTGCAACTGGCGATCAAACCAATGCTGAAATTAGAGCAGCAGTTGAGGCTGCTACAGACAGTAACGTATTTACTGATGCAGATCACAGCAAGCTGGATGGTATAGAGGCTGGCGCAACTGGCGATCAAACTAATGCTGAGATCAGAGCGGCGGTAGAAGCAGCTACAGACAGTAACGTATTTACTGACGCAGACCACACTAAACTAAATGGTATTGAAGCTTCCGCAGATGTAACTGATGCAACTAATGTTACTGCCGCTGGCGCACTTATGGACAGCGAGGTTACTAATTTAGCTCAAGTAAAAGCATTTGATAGTTCTGATTATGCTACTGCCGCTCAAGGTACTACTGCGGATGCTGCATTAGCACGTTCTGGCGGTACAATGACGGGCGCAATTACGTTTGCAGCAGGTCAATCTTTTGATGGGCGGGATGTATCAGCAGATGGCAGCAAACTAGACGGTATAGAAAGCGGTGCAACTGGTGATCAAACCAACGCTGAGATCAGAGCGGCAGTTGAAGCGGCAAC